ACACCCAAACTTCCGGATCTTGAAGGCGCTTCACTTTCGAAATTTTTCGAATGAGTGTTCGAACGACCTGCTACTCGAACAGTTGTCCGCCCTGGCGCAGGTGCAACAGGAAGTCTCGGAGCTGCTTCGATATCCTGAACCACTCGCCTTCAACACGGTCCTCGTCAAACCGGGCATGCAGCCGGGACTCTACGTCCATCACCTCGGGGCACTTGCAGGAGTACAGGAGCATCAGCTTGCGAGGGTTCCCGGTCTGGAGTTGCTTGACCCGAACGGCAGGCGGGTACTTGGTGAACCCGATCTTCACGAACGAGCTAAGCCCGGCCTCCCCAATGAAGTAGAGCCAGCCATCAGGACCTACCGGCTTCTCTGGCACCCGCGGTCCTCCCCTTCTGAGGGTTGCGCACTCACTGCACTTTCGATATCGGCGGCAGGTATCGAAGGTATGGCCACAGACTGGGCACGGCTTGAAGCGGGAAGTGTTGGGCATGGCTGACACCATACCACTCTCTCGTCACCTGCTAGACTCTGGCCACACACACATACAAACGAAGGGACGGTCATGAACCGTTACGAGGTTACGTACTTTGGGCTAGGGCGCTCGGGCATGCAGCGGGTGGAAGTTGAAGCCGACAAGGCCACGGTACAGGGCAAGACGGCTTACTTCTACAACAAGGATGAAGAGTCCCCTGAAGCCGTGGTGCTAGAGGCAAGCTCCGTCATAAAGAGCAGGGGCGTCAGGTACTTCATGGACATGTCCGACGAGCTGGCCACAGCCGAGGATTTCGGTAAGTCCGTTGGCCTGCGCATCCTCATGAAGACCAGTCTGCATATCCCAGGCAGCAGCAATGTCGAGGGTGCTATCGGCTCTCACCGGTACCTGGTCGAGGACGCGACCGCACCGGCCGAGGTCGAGGGCCACCTGGTCAAGATCGTCTGCCAGCAGGAGCTAGTAGGCAGGAACCAGTTCCGCTACTGGATCTCGGACTGGGAGGTTGTTGAATAACCACATGGTAGGATGGGGCTGCGAGGTGGACAAGTTCGGTAAGTTGCTACGCTCATAACGTAGAGATCGCGGGTTCGAATCCCGCCCTCGCCCCCAGGGCCAGCCTCGGTATCGATCCAGTGCAAAGCCGCAAGTCGGAAGGCTGGAGAGCGTGGGTTCGAATCCCACCTGGTCCACATGAGGCCGAACTGTAGTGCGTGTGGTTTGTCAGATGGGTGCCACGTACCCGGATGCCCGAGGGAACCTGAGAGGAAGCCCCCAGTGCCACGAACGAGTAACCGTCGTTGGAAGGGTTGCCCCATGTGCAAGCCCAACAAGTTCGCGCAGCAGGGCGACAACTATCGCATGAAGTTCAAGGACCTCAAGAAGTTCGGACGCCTCAAGCGCGTCAACCGCCACGACCTCCCCCAGGAATAAGTTTCAAGTTCCCTTCGTTGGAAGCGAGCATGACGACATACAACGACTGCGGCTCAGGCCCTCGCCCACCGATGCTCTACCTGCCTAGCGCTGATGGCCTGTTCACCTCTGAAGAGATCATGAAGCACTACGGCGTGATGCCGATCCCCTCGCCTGGTACAAACCTTGACGAGTATCACTGGCTGACAGCCCAGCAGCGACTGAACATCCAAGACCGGTGGTTGACCTGGTGAAGAGTCCTAACGAACGAGACCTCCTGCTAGGGGCAACGTTGAAGAACGAGAACGTCGATCACCCCGCCCACTACGGTGGCAAGGACAACCCCTACGAAGTCATCAAGGTAGCCGAGGCATGGGGATTCATGCAGGACGCCTACCTGTTCAACGTGCTGAAGTACATCGCCCGGCCAGGCAAGGGCCACACCCTAGAAGATCTCAAGAAGGCACGCTGGTACCTGGACCGGCTGATCTCCAAGCTGGAGGGTGACCACTGATGTACGACGCTGACTACGAAGAGTTCTTGCAGGAGCAGAACGACAGGGCGATCGGAGTGAACGTGCGGGGTAAGTACGAGACCAAGGACTCGGGCAAGCTGTTCGAGTCTCCGGACGGCATGGTGCGAGACACCTCCGAGGGCAAGCCCCAGTTCACGCTCATGTTCCCCAAGGGCATCCCGTTCGAGGACCAGCTCATGACCAGGGTGGCGGACCTGTACCACCGGGGCGGGGTCAAGTACGGGCCGAGGAACTGGGAGAAGTCCAGTACGGAAGAGGCCCTGGCCAAGCACGAGGACTGCCTGATGCGTCATGTAGTCAAGTTCCTGCTGGGTGTAGACGACGGCGAGGACCACGCGGCTGCGATCGTATGGAACGTGAACGCCGTGGACCTGACCCGGTGGAAGATAAAGAATACGCTTCCGGACGGCCCGGAGCTAAAGAGCATTGACGAGTTCCTCGAAGACCCCAGCAAGGGAGTCAGGCGAGAGCGGTACCCAACAGAGTCCGAGCAGGCAGAGATCGCTAGGGCAGACGAGAAGCCCTTCCCCAAGGTCGAGTTCGCTGATGGTGACGAGCTACTGGACAAGAACAACAACTGGTGGGCGTGGTCTAGTGATGACCGGGCTTGGTATTGCCGGGAGCTGTTCGCTGGGATTTCTGAGGTAGGGGAACTGGCTAAGGCTTACGGACCCCTGTACATCCAGACCGGTGTGTACGCCGGCATTACCGTCCTGAAGGATGGAGGGATTACCCACGATGAATAGTGAGCTGGAGAAGTTCCGTACGGCCAAGGAATGGATCGACACCAAGAAGCCGGGCAGCATGGAGTGGGACGCAGCCTACGAGCACCTGGTGTGGACGGCCAAGAACACTCAGGACGACGGCATCAGGACAGAGTGCCGAGCCGTTCTTGAACGTGTACTATCGAAGCCGCTACCCCGCATCCACCGCTAGTCAGTAAGGTACGTGAATGACTGAACGACCTGACAAGATCACTGCTGTATTCGTCCCTGCTCCCCCTGTGACGCCCCCGCCCGACAAGATCGTTGTGAAGGCACCGAACGACCGCCGTGGCCACCCGATCTTCGCAGACCTTCACCTGTCGGTCGAGCAGGCGTGGGAACTCCGGGCGGCTCTAGACGACGCGCTTATGGAGGGAGAACTTCGTGCCGAATCCAGGGTACCGGTCCAGCCCGCTGACTGACGAAGACATCATCTGCATGCGCGAGCTTCGAGCCGCTGGTGGCAAGACAGCATCCTTGAGCCGCCTGAGCAAGCAGTTCGACACCACCCTTGCGAACGTGCACCTGATCGTTACGGGGCAGACTCACAAGGAAGTCGGCGGGCCGATCACTGAGGTGAAGGGTCCGACCAGCGAGGAAGACGTTGTGATCATCCGGCAGATGCGGGCACTGGGGTACAAGTACTCCGACCTGGCTGTCGAGTTCGAGAAGTCCGAGGTAGCGCTCAGGTCTATCTGTACTGGCAAGTCGTTCCCTAAGTACGGCGGCCCGCTTGCGAGGAAGTCATGACCTGGTTCCACTCCAAGCAAAAGAGCGGCAACTGTTCTCAGTGCGGCTGCCCGGTTAAAGAGGGTGACCGCATGTGGGCTGTCCGTAAGGGCTACTACGTGTGTGAGGCTGACGGCCTGCTGCGTGAGGCTTCCAAGGACTCCCTCGACATGGGTCCGCTAGAGGCGAGTGTGGTCGAGTCCCTGAAGGTGTTCCCTCCCGAAGTTATGGGCACGGAGCTGGCTCAGGGAATGCTTTACCTCGCCAGGCTGTTGGACCAGAACGAGGTCAACCCGCGTGACGTGCCTACCTTCCAGAAGGAGATCAGGCAGACGCTCGCGCAGTTGATGATCATGTACCCGGCTGAGCCAGAGGACGACGCTACGGCTGCCGCCCAGAAGCGCAGGGAAACTCAGATGGCCAAGCTCAACAAGGAGAACTGGGATGACGAGTAAGAAGCGCGGCCCCAACCCAGGGTTCGTTGTCAACGACGAGGTATCCGGCGCGGACATGGTGCGGGTATCCGAGGCCATCAACCGGCTAGAGGGCAACGTTGGTAAGACGGCCGAGAAGCTGATGGTCTCCTGGTCAGCGGAAGAGATCGTGCGAGCGCACAGCCGCACCCCTAGCTGTACCTGCCTAGCACCCGAGGCCACCATCAACGTTCACCCGGATGCGGCGTACGCCCTGGCGCGCAAGTCACCTCAGCGAACCGCAGCCGAAGCAGGAGTAACAGCCCTGGCCGCAAACCACGGTGGCGTTGTTCCCCTGCACATGCTCGGCAAGATTCTCGGCCCGTGGGACAGCCTGATCGAGGAACTGATTCCGAGGCGGCGGGGGTGAAGCTCCAGGTTAAGGCAGGAACGCGGGGCTGGCTGGCGATGGCACTCGTCGCCCTGGCAGTAGATGTCCTAGACGAGACCACGCTATCCGAGTCCTTTCGTGATTATTCAAGAACGCCTAGCGGCCGGGTCGTTACTTCCGCTGGCTGGGTTGTTCTCACTGCTCACCTGTTCGGGCTACTGCCACCCGAGTACGACCCCTTCGTCCTGTTCTTCGCCCACATGCCCAAGCGCCGGAAGGTAGTCATCGTCAATGTATAACGCAGAAGATTACATCGAGGAATTCGCGGAGCTGACCGACCTGGGTCTGAGCGCACGGGAAATAGTGGCACGGTGCTCACCACCCCAGCAATGGTTCCGCAGGAATGTTTTCCCGCATGTGACCAAGGCACTGTGCATTTCCTGCCGGTCGTTCTTCAACCTGTCGCAGGTACCCAAGGGAACCGAGTGCTCGGCCATCTGCCGCAACGCTTACACAGGTTTTGGCAACCAAGGTGCTAGAGTTACTACATGGACACAGCAGGAGCGGTACTTGTCGGCGCGCAGCGCCCTGCGTACTGGACAGCTCCCCCAAGGCACAGGGACAAGCAGGATGGCTGCCGCGTCTGCAGGGACGACTACTACCGAGGTGGCTGCGGTAACCACGTAGCCGAGGAAGTCCTTGAGTGGGCTGCGGGCTACTGGACGCTGGACGACTGGCAGCAGTGGTACCTGACCGAGGGTCTTGGGGTAAAGCCCACCAGGCGCTGGTCCGCTACCACTACCTGCATTATCGTCCCGCGTCAGAACGGTAAGGGAACGATCCTGGAAGTGCGCGAGCTGGCAGGCATTTTCCTGCTGGGTGAAGCTGAAGTAACGCACACGGCCCACCTGTTCCCGACCGCCCGAAAGCACTTCCTTCGCTGCCTGCACATCATCGACTCCAACTCGGATCTCTCGAAGTGGACCAAGAAGCCGAACATGACGCACGGCCAGGAGGCGATCATTGTCCAGCGGCCCAAGGCACCGACGACTATCTTCGGACCCAACGGCTCCATGGTGCAGGAGTCCAGGGAGAAGCTGCTCCAGTTCATCTCCCGTAACGGCAAGCAGGGACGAGGCTTCACGTCCAACTGCCTGGTCTACGACGAGTCGATGTTCCTGCGGTCTGAGGACATCGGCGCTACCCGTCCTTCCCTGCGGGCCGTCGCTAACCACCAGATCTGGATTGCCGGGTCGGCTGGCACCAAGGACTCCATGGAAGAGGCGAAGTTCTTCAACCGCATCGTTGACGACGAGCGCACCCTGGCCGGGGCTTACTGGGGCGGCGTTGTGCTACATAATGCCAAGTGCCCTCGTGACCGTAGCCGGGGTCGTCCGACCAATGACTTTGTTGTGGACTGTACGGACCACGATGACAGGGACGACCCGAAGGTATGGTCGCGCAGCAATCCTGGCATGGGCATCCGGGTCGAGCAGGAAAGTTTCGAGAACGAGATCCTGGACCTGGAGTTCACTGAGTTCAACCGCGAGATCCTGAACGTAGGCGAGTGGCCGCTGAAGGATGACCCGTGGAAGATCGTAGACCGTGAGCTGTGGGACTCTCTCGTCACTCAGAATGCCGGTACGGTACCACCGGTTGCCCTTGGCGTTGAGGTGGACGAGGACGGTAAGGCTGCAGCTATCGGAGCGGCCTGGTACTCGGGCGAGGGAAAGAACCGCAAGCTGATCGTGACCAATCCCAAGGACTGCGTACTCAACGGCACAGAGGGTCTGGTTCCCCAGCTTGCCAAGGTCTATAACTTCATCCGGAAGAACTTCGGTCCTGTCATCGCTATCGCGGTTCCCAAGGACGGCCCGGCTGCCGGGGTAGGGGACGAGCTGGAGAAGACGTACCGTGACAAGATCCAGCGGGCTACCTCCCAGGACCAGGCCACGGCCTTCGCGTTCTTCACCCAGCAGATCACCGAGAAGCACATTAACCACCGTAGCGAGGCAGACGCACCTGACCTGTACAAGGCGCTGGGTTCTGCCGAGACCAGGACGGTGGGTGACGCGGGCAAGACATTCCAGCGCCGGGACGCAACGAAGCCGGTAAGTCCTGTGTCCTCTGTTTCCCTGGCCGCGTGGATTCTGCATAAGAAGCGTGGTAACTACGACCCGGTTAGGAGCATCGGCTAATGGGACTGTGTGAAGTAACCAGGCGAATTGCTAACTACGAGGCGGGCAAGGATCAGCTCGCATACGAAAGGGCAATGGCATGGATGGATGCCTACGGCGCTATGTACTTCTCCATGAATGGCGGACAGGAATTCAAGCGCACCTATATTGCGGCAAACATTGTCCTGAGCTATAACTTGGATGAAGACGAGGACTGACACACACGAGGGTAGGATGACAGCATGACGACAGAAGAACTGATCACCAAGCTCAAGGGCCTAGGAGTAGACGACGTGCAGGCCGAGGGGTTCCGTGACATGCGACTGAAGACTGCTCACCTCGGCGGAACGTTCCGTGTTCCTGCGTTCACCCCAGACGGCAAGTTCTTTCAGGTGACTGCGTACTTCACCGGAGAAGACGAGGGCTACGTTCCAAACTGGTCTTCAGTGACGGAAGTCGGGATCAAGTGAGGGCGGCATCATGGCACACGTACACGACCCGGTTATCTACCACCCTGACCGGCACCAGATCACCAACTTCCTGAGGACGATCCCCTTCGCGCTGGCCGCTGCCCTGGGCTGGACAGTAGGGTTTGCCTGGCACACCCTGGTCCTCCTGGCTACCGGAGTAGGAGTTGTCCTGGGCACTACGTTCCTTGCTGCAAAGCACTTGGCGTTCGCCGTGGCCTACGGATTCCTGAAGGGCGCGCAGATAAAGCTGGTGCCGAAAAACCAGGGCCGTAATCCTTCTATGCCCATGTGACGAGAAAGACGGTACTCTTGCGGTAGGAGACTCAAGGCCGTAGCTGCCCCTGTGCTGGACGGAGCTGGGTTTTCAACAGTTAGCGTACGGGAGCTGGTTCGCCTGGCCCGGCGCTTAGCCAGCCGGGAGTTACCGTGGGGCTTTATGACAACATCCGTGCGCTCAGCAATGGAGAACTTCGAACCATTGGCGGCGTACCGTGGATGCCGTGGCTGAACCCTTTCATGCCGTTCAGCGTTGGCGGGCCTGTTCACCCTAGCCAGCAGATCATGGGTACTGACCGTGCCCTCGGCCTGCCTGCCCTCTATGCAGCAGTGAAGATCCTGGCCGATGGTGCAGCTTCCCTGCCGATGCGCGTGTACAACAAGTCGGGCAGCAGCGTGAGCCTGTACCAGGGGCCGACCCTGTTCGACAACCCGTCCGTAGTGGACACCAAGTTCGACTGGATATTCGCGGCGATGTCTTCCGTCCTCCTGCACGGAAATGCCTGGGGCCTGATTACCGGTAAGGACAAGTACGGATTCCCCAAGGGGATTGAGTGGCTTCCCCCTGAGCGCGTCTATGTTCAGGAGAGTGACCAGCAGTCCTTTAACCCGCTGAAGGCCAAGGTGCTTTTCGACGGCAGGGAAATGAAGTGGTTCGGTCCTGACAAGGAGTTGTTCCACGTACGAGGATTCAAGCAGGCTGGTCGCCTTGAAGGTATCTCTGCCATTCGCTATTTCGCTGAGGTAATCCTCGCCGGAAAGCAGACGCAGGACTACGGCCTTAGCTGGTTCAACAGCGGCGGCTTCCCGCCCGGAATCTTCAAGAACGCTGAACTGGAAGTAGACCCTGACCAGGCAGCCAAGGTACGGGCGATGCTTACCTCCGTCCTGCGCAAGCACGAGCCCCTGGTTATCGGCCGAGACTGGGACTACACGCCGGTTACCGTTCCGCCGTCTGAGGCGCAGTTCATCGACGCCATGCAGCTCAACGCCACGCAGATAGCCGCGATCTTCAACCTGCCACCGGACAGGGTAGGCGGCAAGCGCGGGGACAGCCTGACGTACAACACGGTCGAGCAGTCCACACTACAGGTTATCGAGGCGCTCACACCATGGCTTGTACGGTTCGAGGAAGCCTTCTCAGCGCTTCTCCCCGGCCGACGCTACATTCGCTTCTGGACAGACGCCCTGCTGCGTACAGACCTGCAGACGCGCATCAACAACTACAACACCCAGCGCCGCATGGGCCTGCTCACCATCAACGAGATCCGTGAGCGCGAAGACCTGCCTGCACTGCCCAACCAGCTCGGTGACGACACCCTGCCCCTGGACCTCATCAGGCGGGTGCCATTATTTCAAATGGCTGGCGAGAATGGCTTGACCGCTAGCGGTTAAACGCATACGGGATTACCCTTGAGCTGTAGACCCATGCCTTACGGAGGATACGGTGACGGAACTTTACACGGCTATTGCGGCCGGGGTAGCCCTGCGATTCAATGCTCAGCGCCCCGAGCTTCGCGAAGCCAGCGGTGGCGTGAAGCACATCGCGGGTTATGCCAGCGTATTCGGCCGCAAGAGCCGTAACCTTGGCGGCTTCGTTGAGCAGATTGACCGAAGGGCCTTTGACCAGGCTGAACTGGCCGGATGGCCCGACGTTATCTGCCGCTATAACCACGACGACAACTACCTGCTCGGCACGACCCGTGGTAACACCCTGACGCTGCGCACTGATGACAACGGCCTGTGGTACGACTGCATTCCGCCGTCTTTCCGCGCTGACATCATTGAGCTGTGCGCTCGCGGGGACGTTAGCCAGTCCAGCTTTGCATTCCGGGTTCCGGAGCAGGGCGACTACTGGGAGAGGTCCGGACCTGGCGGAATGCCGCTGCGCACGGTTACCAATACAGAGCTGGTTGACGTGGCTCCGGTTAACACCCCGGCATACGCGGAGGCAACGGCTTCGGCTCGCGCATTCGATGACGACCTGATTCACTCTCTGGCCCGCCTCAAGGAATGCAGCCCGGCAGAAGTCAGGAGCTACCTGAACGAGGCGGGTAACGTGGCCAAGTTCTTCAAGCGGACGGATGGCTCGGCCGCTGCTTCTCCCACCCGTGACCAGGAAGGACTGCCTCCAATGGATGCCGAGGACCGTAAGAAGCTCACGTCCAAGGAGCGCAACGACCTGTCGCCCTCGGACTTCGCGTACATCGACCCTGATGGCAAGGGGCACTTCCCTATCCACGACGCCAACCACGTCCGTAACGCTCTCGCCCGTATTGCCCAGGGCGCGCAGTACGGCAAGGAGGCCCTGCCCAAGGTGAAGGCAGCAGCCAAGAAGTTCGGCATTGACTCGGAAGAGAAGAACGCGCTCATTCTCGACGCATGCGAGGAACTGCGCATCATGCTGGCCGACATGTTTGACGAGGACGAGGAACTGCGCGGTGACCTGCCGCCGTGGCTCCAGAAGGCCAAGGACAAGAAGGACGGCAAGGACGACGACTCCGAGGATGACGAGGACGATGACAAGTCCGGTTCCAAGGACAAGAAGCCTGCTGCGAAGACCGAGAAGAAGGCCGACGAGACCGAGGCTGACGAGCGCGCTAAGGCTGACTCCGAGGCACCGATGGACGGCAAGGGCGACGACGTGGCCGAGGACGACGAAGAGGACGACGACTCTGAGGACAGCGCACGGGCAGCCGCTGACGCTGAGCACCAGGAGATGCGTGACCGCCTGCTTCGCCACCGGATTCTCGACTTCGACCCGTATGATGGAATTGAGGACTGAGGTTCTCTGGTAGCACCCCGCGCACAAAACCCCTGGCCTAGGCTGGGGGTTTTGTGGTTTATCAAGAAGGCTTACCAGCGGCGACCATAGCCCGGAGGAAAACCCCTGTCAGGTAAGTCGCGTGGTACTCGGGGAAGCCAGCAGCCTGGAGTTCTGACCACAAGTTGTGCAAGGTAATCGAGTCAGCCGCCCATGGCGAGGTAGGATCTTGCATGTTGTCGTTATCCATATCTGTCATAACACTTGCGCAATTGAAATTGTTCCCTGAATATTGAATTAGATGCCGAGGCCGTCGTAGCCGCTTACAGCGTGGACACGGAGCCGGTTACCCGAAGCTAACCCGTTAGGAGACGGACATGGCATCCGATGAGGCGAAGCGCCTTCACGAGCGCCGTTCTCAGGCAGCAGCCGAGTACAAGTCAGTACTTGCTGAGGCCGAGGGCCGCGCGTTTACCCCCGACGAGCGTGTCAAGCTCGACGCAATGGACACTGAGCTGTCCGACCTCGACAAGCGACTCAAGAGCGTCCTCGACGCTGAGGCTCGCGGCGCTGAGGCCGACAACGCCTTCAACGAGCTGGAGACCCGTGCACGCACTGCTGGTGCTGGCGGCGTCCTGGGCTCGAACTGGCTGGTTGCCCCCGACGTAAAGGCATGGACCGAGATGCGCTCCGGTCAGGCCATGGTCGAGATCGGCCGTCAGAGCCGTGGCTCCATCAACACCCGTTCGCTTCTGACGACTGGCTCCGCTAGCGCAACCGTCCCGGTTGACTTCTACGACCAGCTCATTAGCTACCTGATCGAAGTCTCCGGCCTCCTGCAGACCGGCCCGACTGTTCTGAACACCGCTGGTGGAGAAACCCTCCAGATCCCGACCGTTACTTCTCACCCGACTGCGGCTACCGCTGCACAGGGCGGCGTGATCCCGTCTGGTGACCCGGCCTTCGCTCAGAAGACCCTCGCAGCGCAGAAGTTCGGTTGGCAGGGTTCTCTCGCCCGCGAA